GCCGTAGCTTTCCGCAGCAAATTTCCCGCCAGTGTCACATCCTCCCAGATCTCGGTCGTCCAGATCCAGCCAATCTCTTTCACCGCTTCCTCATCGTACACATAGTTCTTCCCATCGTTTACCGCTGTAATATCCAGCCGGGTATCCGTCTCGGTTTCGTTGCCCTCCTCATCGGTCTCGGTCAGTTTCGCTCCCAAAGGGATCAGGGCCGTCACCCGCTCCGTGTGGTCACGGGTGATCTTCACATCCGTCAGGTTCTTCCCAAACTCCACCGTCTGCAATGACCGGTCTGGGAAATTCTCCAGATAATCCAGTACCTTCCCATCTTCGGTATAACGCACCTGCAGGTAGCCGCCGTGTGTCTTGACCAGCTTGTCCTGTATAGCATCCAGCGTCACCGAATAATCGGAATTGCTGTAGCTGATGTAGTCGTTGTTATCTGTAACCGTCACCGTGCCAAGGGTAAACCGCTTCTTTTCCTCCACGGCAGCGTTATGCACAGAGAGGAACTGCTCCAGCAGTCCCCGGAGCGGCCCCTGATAGGAAAACGGCGCCTGCATAGTGTCCTTCAGATACGCAAGGCAGGACTCGCATGTCCATGTGTGGGTGTTATAAAAATCCGTGCCATCATCCAAAGCCCGCCCTTCAAATACGGTCAGATCATCCTTTTTACAGACAATCGTGGAAGCCATTGGCCGAATGGAAGAAAGATAGGGATGGTTAAATGGGGCAGAAAGGGTCAGGCTGTCGATATTCTCCGCATCCTCCTGCACCTTCGCCTCCGTAATGGAAAGCTGAGACAGGTGAGGATGATAGAATAACTGCCCATCCACAAACACTCGAAACAAACTCATAGGCGTCCCTCCCGGTACCGGAAGGTGGTCGTTCCTTCTCCCGTAATACTGAGAGAATTCTGCCCTTCCTGCAGTTCCAGTTCCGGGAACGTCCATGTCCCGGCGCTGACAGATTTGCGGAAGGTATCGGAGCCGATACTCCAACTGAGCGCCGTCTCCGCTGTGGTAATGACTGCAGGTACCACGGGCATGTAGTCATTATTCAGGATCACCGTGCCGCCTCCAGTAATGGAAACTTCCGTTTCTTCCGTGTGGTACCGGTAGGAATCTCCGTCCGAGCAGGACAGTACCATCTGGCCCTTCCCAGTCAGAGGATCATAGGCCGGTTCCAGTTCCAAGGTACCCACAGCATACAGATCCGGCTCCTCACTTAAGATCACCTGACACAGCTGTCCGGCGTAGAGATTGGCAAGGATGTCTTTCCTCTGGTTGAACTTCTCCCGGCTCCCCAGCATGGATAAGATAATAGAAAAGCTCCGGGGCTGGTAGGATACCCGCCCAAGAGCCTCCGTAAAACGGATCGGAGCATTGCGCCCCGGCACCACAACCGTATTGGTCTGCGACTGCGGCGTAGGAAAATCGATTTCTTCCCGGAGCCAGCCCAGCGCATACATCCATTGGTCATTAATTTTTACATCTGCCCTCATAGGCTCAGCCTCCTTTGCAGTTTCTGTGTTTTCCCAAGGCCGCTGTCAATGGCCGGGAGCAGATGCCCCACCAGCGTCCCGTCATCCAGATACAGCCCCTTGCAGCTGTTTTCCGCAATAATCGCCAGATACTTCTCCATTGCGCTGGTATTCATTCTGCTGGTTAAAATATTTTCCAGCTGATTATAAAATCCCTTCAGCGGAAGCACCGCCTCCCGGCCAGCCTCGCCGCCTGCCATCAGGCTGCTGCCATTCATGCCAAAGATGGTCGGTTTCGTTAGGATACCGCCTTCCTTATACCAGTCAATCGACAGGTGGGGAACACTCGGCGGAGCAAGGGATAGCTTACCCGTAATCTTGAAATGGGGCAGCTTGATCTTTGGCAGTTCCAGCTTCATGCCGGAGAAAAAGCCACTGATCTTATCCACGATACCCTTAATCGTATTCTTTGCCGCCTCAATCGGCTTCGTGATGGCGGTCTTGATCCCATTCCACACCGTGGTGGCGGTACTTTTGATCCCATTGAATACACTGGATACCGTACTTTTTACAGCGTTGAATACGGAAGAAACCTTGCTCTTGATGCCGTCCACCACCGTAGAGATCACCGATTTGATCCCATTCCACACCGTGGAAGCCACGGACTTGATGGCGTTAAAGACAGAAGTCACGGTGTTTTTGATAGCGTTCACCACCGCCGACACTTTACTGCTGATGGCGTTCCAGATGGAACTGATCACGTTCTGGATCGCTCCCATGATGCTGGAGATCACACCGGAGATAGCCGACAGCACGGAACTGACGGTATCCTTGATCCCGTTCCAGACGGAAGTGACGATGTCTTTGCAGTTCTCCCAGATAAACCGGAACGGCAGCGTAATGATGTCCACGGCCCCTTGGATGATGGAACCGAGCAGCATCACAGCCGTCTGCACCACGTTGCAGATGCCGTTCCAGACATTCTGCAGGTGTGTCCAGAGGTTGGAGAACCACGTTTTCACGCTCTCGATCATGGTGCCGATCCCAGTACAGATGGTATTCCAAAGGTTCCCAAACCACTCGGTAATGGCACCCCAGTTCTGGATGATGGCAATGATTCCGGCAATGGCCGCCGCTACCGCCGCGATCACGGCAATGATCGGAAGGAGAGAAATGTTCAGCGCCCCAACCGACACCGCCAAGGCCGCAATGACCGGCGTCAGCGCCGTAAAAGCTGCCAGCAGAGCGCCAAGGATAACAATAAAGTTCTGCACCGGCCCCGGCAGCTGCGCAAACCATCCGCTCACCGTCTGGATCACACTGACCAGCGGCGGCAGGATCGTATTGGCAATCTCCGCCAGCTTTTCTCCCAGAGGGACAAGGGACTGCTGCAGCTTCCGGGTATTGGACTCCATCTCCTGCATAGGCGTGGTCGTGGCATCAAACAGCCCCTGTGCGGAACCCTTCACACTGTCATAAGTGCTGCCCACCGAAGTCAGGGAAGTGATAAATTTCAGGTTCCCATCCTCGGCCATCGTTCCAAAAGCAAGAGCTGCGAGGTTTAAGGCTTCCTGCTGGTTCGTACAACCGGCGATATCCGCCACAATGGAGTCAATGACCTGTTTCTGAGTCGCCCCGCCATTCTGCCACGATGTGAACAACTCCTGTGTTTTCGTGGAGAACATCCCGATGGACTCCCCAATGGTGCCGTCCACCAGACGGGTGGTGACCTCATTGATGGCATCGTTCACCTTATCGAGGTTGTACGCACCGTTTTTCAAGCCGTTATCCAGCA